CGCTTATTATCCCCAAATATGCTTATATGGGGGAGTTCCCCCATTCCCCCCATTAACGAGGTACATAAGAAAGCGAAGCCCCATTGCTCGCGTGCGCATTCGACAACGCATTGTCGACACTCAACGCAAAAACGCCAACCAACGACCCATGGTCGTAGTCACCACCGACGCGTCCGAACGTACCATTTGCAAACCAACAACCGTCGCAAAAATAGGTTGTAGCCGACCCGCTAACAACTTTCGGGAATATACCGTCGGCGTTAAGTGTCATTTGTGAAATATAACCGCCTGACGACCCGCTTATTAAGCCCGCCGATTTATAACCGTTACTTGACGCGTTATAGCCGACAACGGTTGTTCCGTCCGAAGTGTCTTCGCTTAATTTATACATCAACCCTGTTGAAGTGCTATAATTGCAACCATTAACAGGCTTCCAATAGTTCGCGATTAAATTTTCCGCGCCCCACATTTTGATTCTACCGTTGCCGTTTGTTCCGAAGAAATAACCGTCGGTATTGCATTCGCCCGTTGTATTGTTTGCGGAACTATAACGACCACAACCGATTCTTGCTTCAACGTTTGTTGACTTTGTAATCAATGTTGTTAAAACTTCAATCATTATCCATTGACCGTATGACATGAAGTCCCAACCCGCGCCGTTATTTTGCGCGTATGTTTGCATTGTTACGCCCGAAGTATTTGTCATAATACCTTTACCTGATATTGACCGTAATGTGCTATTAACATTCGACGGTTGATATATCATTGTATAGATATTGTCAACAAGAACGCCGTTCGCGTTTCTATGTGTATAACATTTGTAGTCTTCGTCAACTTCTACGTTTGAAACGTAAATATGCCACAAAGTTCCGTCAAGACTAAATTTAATCCAAACCTGACCCCATTCAAGCATGGCTTGCCAATTTTCCGAAACATTTGCAACATCTGATAATGTTACGCCGTCGGCGCGATATGCGTAATTGTGTTCGTATAAATAATATTGAAAACTTGTTACGCCGTTGACAATTTTCAACATACAAGGACGCGGGACGAAAAAGTTATCTTTCGACCAATCGCCCCAACTCCATGCACCCGTTGAAAAATCCATATGTGCAAAGTCGTAATTTTCATTAGTACAACCGACAGGATATTGAACGCGGGTTGCGGGGTTACTGTCATTCGGGTTGACTGTAAATTCGTAAATAACCGCTTCCATAAAACGATTTGATTTATTATAGCAATAAACACCATTTGTTGAATACGGAAAAGCGCAATACTTCCAATCTTCACCCGCCGTTATTGTGTCAATGTATGCGTTTTCGCTATATTGACCCATAACGGTATTATCTACAACAAGCGTTCCGTCGTTTTCGTTTTCAGGGTATGACCCTAATTTTTTAACGATTTTTGTTCCCGCCCATGTACATAAATATTGTTTGTCTAAAATTGTATTTTGCGGGTCTTGCCATTTTAACGACACCGAAGTCCCGTCAATGTTGATTCTTACTGATTTACATATTGACGGGGGCAATCCGCCCGAAGACGACCCGCCTGACGACCCACCTGTATATGGGATTAAATATTCCCCTTTTGAATTTTTTAATATAACATCTTTTACGATTGCTTCTTCTGTCATTTTCCTTTTTCCTTTATGAATAAAAGCGGGGAAAATACCCCGCTTTTTAGTTATCATGCCTGTTGATTATGCGAATTAAGCAAGTTCAACATATGACAATAAGTTCATATTGTCGATTTGTGTTTTTGTGTAAACATCACTTGCGTTTGCTTTTCCGCTGATGTCTTGGTGTTCGGTTAAGAATTTTGCGTCCGCTTGTGTTTTTGTGTATGCGTCTGTAATACCATAACCGCTTAATGTTGTTGCCTTGTCTGCTTTTCCGCTAATATCTTGATGTGATGTCAGGAATTTGCCGTCGGCTTCGGTTTTAGTATATACTTGTGATTTTGTGTAAACATCACTTGCATTTGCTTTTCCGCTGATGTCTTGATGTGATGTCAAGAATCCTTGTTGACCGACCCATGCTTCTGTCGCATAACCCGCCAAACTTACTTCGGTGTCGCCGATTTTTTCAAATTCGCCGTTTATCAAGAAAAATTCGTCATATTTATTGCCGTTTTTTCCGCTTGCTTTTAATACCATGTAAATTGTGTTTGCGTCTGCGTCTGCAACTTCAGGTAATGAAGCAACAATTTCACGTTTTAAGTGGCTTGCGCCCGCAACTGCTGTCGCGATTGCGGTGTCGGTTTCGTCCTTTGTGTAAACAGGTAAATCAACCGCTTTTGTTGCGATTGCAACTTCAACCCCTCTTAATTTAATTTTTTCGATTTTGTTTGCTTGTGCGCCTGCTTCTACACCGCCCAAATTGTCGCCGTTATTGTTGATAACGACCGCGCCTTTTGTTTTCGGAAATAAATTATTTCCTTGTGCGTCTTGAATTTGAATGTTTTTGTCTGTCATGTTTCTACTCCTTTGTTTTGCGATTCTGACGTAAAATCGCTATTATATACTATTCGTCAATTACAATATAGGTTGTATCAATCGGCAACATAGCCCCCGACGGGACGGTCTTTTCAGATTCGCCGATTTCTTCATAATAAACGCCCGACGCAAGTTCGCTTTTTGCGAAATTGTCTATTTTGTCGAAGTTTTCGTTTAACGCCTTGTCGATATTAAACGTTTGTTTTTTATCGGCAACGGTATCGTATTTGAATAATTTAAGAATATCCGTTAATACTGACATTGTTTTTTACTCCTCATGCCCGCTTGAAAAACTGTCAATCGTTATTTGTTGCATTTCTTCAATGGTTTTTACTTCATGTATGTTTTCAATCAATAGATATTTGAATAAAATTAAAAAATCTAAATGCGCGGGTTTTATTTCTTCGACTGATTCTTTTAACGAATCCAAATCCGACGGAATACCAAACGACCCGACAAATTGTATTTGAATTTTACCGTTGACAAAATCGGCTTCAACTTCGCCGTTTTTCCACGCGTCGCAAACTCTTTGTATCAATTCCATGTCGTTATGGTATTTTGACAACCATTTCGCCTGAATCTTTGAACGCCTGTCTTCGATTGTTTGCACATTCGTCGGGTTTATTTTCAAAAAGTTTTCCCACCATTTTGCGCCGTCTTCGTCCAACGAATCAAAAAACATATTGTTTTTGATTGATTCCGTAAAATCAATCAAGCGTTGAAATACCTTTGCGACCGCTTGCGTAAAGTCGATTGTGAACGGGTCGTCCCTATATACGACATTTAATAGTTTTATAATAGCGTCTTTAATGCTCATGTTATTGTCCTATTGAAACATTAACTTCGTTCAAAACTGCAATTTCGACAACTTCGTCGGAATCGGTCAAAATAATATTATCCTTTGCGTTGTTGATTTTGAACGTATCTTCTTTATAATCAAGAACGCCGTCGGCTTTTAATATGCAAGCACCGATTTTTGCATAACTGATATATGAATCCTCAAAAACGGTCGATTTTAAGTATGAAACAATTTCGGATTCAATATTTGCTTTTGCGTCTTCAAGTGTTACGCCTGATTGCAAAATGATTTCCGCTTCAACTTTGATATTTTTTGCCCTTGCGGATTCCACCGTTACATACGCACCGACATTTGCTTCGCCGTTACCATGTCCCCAACCGTATTTCTTTTCGGAATCATAAGTCCATGCGTTTTCTTGCGCGGTTGCAAGAATTGACGTCAATTCGTAATCCGAATATATTGTTTCGCCCGTCGGGACGTGATTTTCTGCGTAATTTTGAACATAACCCGTCAAAGTTCCGTTTGTTACTTTATAGCCGTACGGGTCAATATATTTTTGAACGGAATTAACAAGCGTATTGTCTGCGGGGTCGTTTTCCGAATCAATTATAACAACTTTGACCGTATTGTCGCCGTTCCATAACGGCTTTATTTTCGCGTCGCCAACGCCCGCGACTTCTTTTGCCCACTTTTTATAATGATATTTGTTGTTTGACGTTACGGGTTGTTGCACGTCTTCCATGTATCTGTCGATAATAGATTCTTTTGTTTCTTTGTCATAACCGCCCGTAATTGCCGATTCATTTGTTACGGTTGCAATTCCCGCGATTGAAACAGGAATAACAACAATCGAATTTGCGGGAACATTACCATTTGCGCCCGCTTCAACGCATTTAATCGCAAAAGTTCCTGATTCAACAATCGTTATTTGTTCGGTTGCTTCAAACTGCAAGCCCGCTTCGGTCTGAAATAAATCACCGACGTTGATTGTTCCGTTTCCTGTTGCGGTCAAACTGCCCGTTGCGTATGTTGCTTTGCGCGCAATAAGTCCGCGTCTTTGTTTGACGAATTTTACAAGGTCGTCGTATTCAAAATTGTTTATATCGCCCAACGAACAAACATACTTCAAAATTGAATAAACTTTGCTTAATCCCCCGATAGCGATTGCCCGCGCGTAATCCCATGCAAAGAATCCGACGCTTTTTTGATAGTCTTCGGGAACTTCGGTCAAAATTTCTGCCGTTATTTCTTCGTCGGTTTTATTTACTTCTAAAAACATGCCTGATTCCTTTATCTGATTAAGTATGAAACGTCCACCGATTCGTCAATCAACGACCCGTCGAATAATTCAACTTGAACATATATTTTGACGATTTTTCCGACTTTTTCCATATTAAAACTTGTTACCCTGTTTATTGCGGGGCATATCGGCAATCCGTCGCGGATTTCGCGTTCGACTTCGGCTTCTTCATAGCCGTTGTTTAAGCGTTTACGCCCGAATAATTTACGAATAGACGTTCCGAAATTCGTTCCGTCATAAATTTTATATGTATTTTTCGGGGTTGTTATAAATAAAACAATCCATTGTCGGATTGCTTCAACGTCTGTGATTAACTTCGGACTTCCATTTCCTAAAACAATATTTTTTTGCGAAAAATCAATATTCGGGGTTTTTCTTATATCGCGACCCGTTGAAATAACTTTTTCGCGGATTGATTGCGTTTCGTTTTCGCTTGATTCAATTATTGTCGGAAACATGGTTATTCCTCATCATAAAATTTGTAATTTTCTTCAAGAATTTTGTCTATTAAAACAAAACGGTCTTTTTGTTCAAGACTTGCAATCAAAACCAAATCGCCAATTTTAAGATTGCATTTTAACGCAAGTAATTCGTTTTTATTATCAATAACCGCTTTATTTGTCGATTGAATTGCGCTTGATAACAAGGCGATTGCGTCGGGCATTGAACATGGCGACCCTGTGTATGAATGCGTTTCGCTTACATTTTCCGCGCTTGAACAATTATCGTTGCTTGACTTTACCAAATTGACAACGTCTTGACTTAATTTTCCCGTCTTGTCGATATTACAACGGAATCGGAAAAATTCGGAAATGATAAGTTCTTCGTCTTCGGTTAAATGGATTTTGTCGTCTGAATAACAAACAATAACTTTCGGCGTTACCTGTTCAACCTTTGCAATTATCGCGCTTTTAAGGTCTGTCGGGTTGTCGCGGTCTTTTAATTCGCCCGCTAATATTTTGAAAAAGTCTTTTTTTTCTTCAAGTCCCATGCCTGTTATTCTCTCATTTCAAGCGACACCGAAACGTTTTCGACATTTCCGTCAATAACATGTTTTGACGATTTTATTAAAAACATTCCTTTGACGCCGATTTCTTCGCAATCAATCGGCATTATAACGCCTTTGTGCATTCTATAATCGCCCAACATAGACAAAGAAATCGTCTTTGATAATTTGTTTAATGTCTTCAGGGAATCTTGCGCGATTTTCTGCAAATTATTTGTCTTTGATGTGTCCACCGTTTCGACTTCTTGCAACAAACCGTATTTGCTTATTGATTCCGCGTCTTCAACTATTACTTTTTTTCGACTTTTTTCCGAATTATCCGCAATAACAACGCGATTTCTTAAATCTTGCATTGATACGCGAATCGACGGCGAATTGATTGTTTTTTCCGAAACAATCGAAAATATACCCATATCGCCCGTCAAATCGGTTATTGTTTCATAAGACAAAATGTCAAATTGACCTTTTGCGCATGTGAAATATACGTCTTTTATACAACCTTTTGAAATGGCGTATTCTATCAACTGATTAAATACGTCCGACAATTTACGGTCTTTGAATATTTCCGTTACTGTTGCCGACATTTCGGGAATTGTCCCGACGGGGATTTGATAATTTTCGCATAATTTTTTTATCGCGTCCGAAATTTTAATTTTTTTGAATTGTTCGACAATTTCGTTTTGATTGATATAGAATCCGCAATCATAACCCGAATAACGAAAAGCGTTTTTGTCGTTTTGTTCAAAGTCTGTGATTATACCTATTAAGACAATGTCGCCCGATTCTGCTATTATTTGAAATAACGACCCGACTTCGTAATATTCGCAAGTTGTAAACGAAAACGCGTTCGCGTAATTGTCTAAATCGTCCGACCATTCGGGCGAAACTATGTTTTCGACTTCTTCGCCGTTTATCAAATATTTATATGACATTTTATATCAATCCTACTTTTGCAAGTGCTTTTTTCGCAACGCTTTGAACGGCGATTGTCTGCAAATATTGACGCAACGTCGGGGACGCGTTCAGATAGTCCCATGCTTTTTCGGGAAACTCTGTCAAAGATAATGAATATTTAAGGTCGCCCGCCGTATCAAGTGAAGCGGTGAAACCCTCGTCGATTGTCGCCAACATATTAACAATCGGGCGTTTGCTTAATGATGTAATAATTATCCTGATAGGGACTTCGGCGTCGATTTTATCTTGAATAAAATTAACATAATCATGCCCGTTTTGACGCGACCCGATAGCAACCCAACTATAATTCTTATATACGGGGAATATTGACGACCATGAAACCTTTTTCAAGCCTTTTTCGCCGATTAGTCGTATATTTCCTTTAATAGTCTTCAGGGTGTCATTTTGTCCGCCGTCTTGTATATCAACGTCAGGCGGTACTACGGGGACGACGTATAAATCCGACCCCGTTATATCGCTTAAAATTATATTCATTTTATCTTACCGCCATAGCAACTTGTAATCTTTGCGCGAATGCGTTTACTAACTCATTCAAAAATTCTTGATTGCCCACCATATTGCCCATGATGTTTACATTGACCGTTACGCCTTGACCGCCTTTGTTTTCTGCCATTTTTTCCGAAATATCATTCGGAATTATGCGCGTTCCGCGTGGCAAGTCCATTATTTCCCCGCCGAACTCATTAACGCGGGTTAATCCGCCTGAATAAAAAGCCGTCCCGACGGCATTCTTTTTGACTTTAACGTCTTTTTGACCGTTTGCGCCCGCTTCGTCTTTTGTTTCGGTTTTAACTTCAACGTTTGCTTTCGGTTTTATTCCGACAAATCGTTTTAATGCGTCAATCGCGCGTTTGACGGCTTCGGTTACTTTATCCCAATTTTTTACAAGTAAAACGATTCCACCTATTAGTAAACCGATTCCCGTTGCAATTAACCCGATAGGATTTGCAATCATAAGCGCATTCCAAACGCCCTGCGCCAAACTGACCGCTTTAATAACGGATTGCAATGTCTGAATCGTTTTAATAACGCCCGTTATTGCTTGAAACGCCATGAATGTTGACAAACAAGTCGTTGCAACAAATATGACCGCGTCGAAGTGTTCAATTAAAAATTTAATTGAATTTGACAACCCTTGAATAACAGGGGTCAATGCTGATTTGATTTGCGGTAAATGCGTAATAAGTTCGTCCGCCAAATCCTGAACAATCGGCATTATTTCCGCACCGATTTGATTTCCAAACGCTGAAAATGTCCGTTGAATTGTGTCGATTGTATCTTTTAACTTGACGCTTGCGTCCACCGCGTCGTCCGACATAACCATGCCTAATTCGTTTGCTTTTTGACGCAATCCGTCCACCGATTCCGACGTCTGATTCAACAACGGTTTTAATTCCATAGCGGATTTACCGAATAATTTTTGCGCCATGATTGCTTTTTCTGTCGGATTTTTTATTCTTTGAAGCGCGCGAATAGAATCATTGAAAACATCTTCTTGACTTCTTAATTGTCCGCTTGAATCTTTAACCGCAACGCCTAACTTTTGAAAAATTGCCGTTGAATCTTTCGACCCTTTTCGGACGCCGTCCATTTGCGAAGCAAGCGTTTTATATCCCATTTGCAAGGATTCAACATTCCCGCCATTTTGCGACATGATGTAATCCCATTCTTGAAACGCTTTTCGCGACATTCCGATTTTTTGCGACATTTTGTCTATTCGGTCGCCCGCTTCCATTGACTTATTGACAAGAACGCCCGCCGTTGCGACAACTGCGCCAATTCCCGCGCCAACTGCAACACAAGCCCCTTTTAATTTTCCGCCTAAATCTTTTGATAATTTATTTATTTGACTATTTAATTTTTTTGCTTCTTTTTCGGTTATTCCGATTTGTTCCGCAACTTTTTTAATGTTCGGGGAACATTTATCTTGTAACGCTAAAATAAGCCCGATAGTTTTTCCCATTTTGCGACCTCGTCTTCCATTGATACTTCCATGCTTGCATGCATGAAGTTTCTGTCGTAATACGAAATGTTGTTCAAATAGTCAAGCGAAAAACCTTTTTGCAAATAATAATGCATGAATAGCAAGTCAGGGTCTTCTTTTATTTTTTTTTAATCTTTTCGACGGATTCGTTATATCCGTAAATTTTCAAAATATAATTGCCTAATTGTAACAACTCGATAACGTTTGACCCGTACACCTTTCTTGGTATCAAATAAGGGTCGTCGGTTTCATACTCTGTCAACAATGTTTTATCGCGGAATAACGGGCAATTTTCGTATATCAATTTTGAATATGCGTAAAGTTCGTCCGTTGTATTACCCGACAAAACCCCCGTAATTGTATTCGGGTGTGTATTCTCGACTTTTATTTCGCCCTCGAATAATTCCGAATAAAAAGGGTCAGGGGCTTTTTCAATTAGCCCCTTTTTTGCCAAAATCATTTCAGTTGTAACAACTTTGTTTTTTGTTGTTGCCATGCCTGTTTTCCCCTTTTAACTATGTTAAATCTTGGTAATAATAGTCTTCGGCTTCAAACGGTATTTCTTCTTTTGCAACGGTTTTTTGTTCAAAATTTAACAAATCCATTTCGCCGAATGTTACGCCCTTAATTACGGCGCGTTGCATCATACCCGTTGCGGGATTCTGCATTAAACCGATTAACTTAATTTCGGGCATATTGCCGTTTTTGTAGTCTTGCATTAAACCGACCATTGTATTATCAACTTTGTATTTGTTGATTGTTCCGTTTAATTCAACACCTACAATTCGACGGGGTTTTGATAATTGCCCCGCTTGCGGTACGTCTTCATAAACGTTTGTTTGATGAAAAGTGAACGATTGAATTGTCGCGCATGGTGTATCGTTAATCCACAAACGACCGTCCGTT